GAACCGGCCTGCGATCAAGGTTTCCCCCGTCGATTCCAAAGCAGACATAGCGACTGCCGAGATCATGGCGGGGATCGTCAAGCACATTGAGTCCCGCAGTAACGCTGATGCTGCCTACGATACCGCACTGGACAGTGCGGCTACAGGTGGGTTCGGGTTCTTCACGATCACTACCGAGTACGCTGGCGACGAGACATTCGACCAAGACATCTGTATCAAGCGGGTCAGGAACCCGCTGTCCATCATCATCGACCCGGCAAGCACTGAGGCCGATGGGTCGGACATGAAGTTCGCTTTTGTCATTGAAACGATGACAAAGGACGAGTTTGAAGCCAAGTACCCCAACAAGCTGCCCAACGACTTCGAGACAAACGAGAAGTATGAGGGGTGGTACGGTGACGAGGTACGTGTTGCCCGGTATTGGGAAGTGATTGAGGAAGATCGCACCCTGTACCAGATGGTCGATGGAACAGTCATCTCCAAGGCGCGTTACGACGAGTTGAAAGATGGCGGGATGGTCGAGATTGACTCAATGGTCAAGGGCACCCGCAACATCCCGGTACGCAAGGTCATGCACTCGCTGGTGTCGGGTGCCGAGTACCTTGAGGAGCCGCAGGAGTGGTTGGGGAAGTACATCCCGGTCTGCGTGGTGTGGGGTAACGAGATTGACATCGAAGGAAAGGTCACTCACAACGGCATCATCCGGCCTGCCAAGGACGCACAGCGCCTCTACAACTACTCGCGCAGTGCGTTTGCCGAGCGGGTAGCACTTACTCCGAAAGCGCCGTGGTTGGCGGCTGAAGGGCAGGTGGAGGACTACGAAGATGAGTGGAACACGGCGAACACAGTCAGTCATTCGGTGTTGCGCTACAAGCCGACATCGTTAAACGGGCAAGCCGTGCCCCCGCCGCAACGCATCAACCCCTCGGACATCCCGCAGGGGTTCCAGGCTGACATGCAGATCAGCGAACACGACATCCAGGGCGCGATTGGCATGTACGCGGCGTCTTTGGGCGCACCGTCGAACGAGCGCAGCGGCAAGGCGATCATGGCTCGCCAGCGTGAGGGCGACACGGGTACGTTCCACTACCACGACAACTTGAACCGCGCCATCCGTCACGCTGGCCGGATCATCGTCGATCTGATCCCGAAGATATACGACTCCACCCGCGTCGTGCGGATCATGGGCTACGACGGCACGATGAGCGAAGCGTCGTTGAACCCCGAGATACCGACTGCCAGCCAGAAGCAGGGCATGCAGATGATGTACAACCTCGGCGTCGGCACCTACGACGTGACGATCACTTCTGGCCCGAGTTACAACACGCTGCGGCAAGAAGCCACCGAGAGCATGGTGACGTTGATCCAGGCGCACCCTGAGTTGATGAACGTCATCGGTGACCTGATGGTGAAGAACATGGATTGGCCGGGTGCAGAGGAGATCAGCAAGCGGCTCCACATGATCCTGCCGCCCCAGGTGCTTGAGGCAGAGCAGAAGGCCAAGATGGATCAGATGCCGCCCGAGATGCAGCAGGCTATCGAACAGTTCGACATGGCGATCAAGCAGAAGGACGAGATGATTAACGCCGCTGCTGACAAGATCGAAGAACTGATGCAGGAGATGGACAAACTCAAGACCGGCCATGATCTGAAAGCGGCTGAAGTGCAGATCAAGAGTCAGGAACTGCAAGTCAGTCAGTTCGAGGCTGAGACTGCTCGCATGGTGGCTATCGGTAACTCACAGCCGGAAGCTCCGCAGCAGGACAACTCTGGTTTGGAGATGCTGAAGCTGGAGTACGAGAACGAGTGGAAGCGGCTGGAGGCTGAAACGAAGATTCTGGTCGCCAAGATTTCGGCAGACGCCAAGAACCGGGACACCGAGATCAATGCTGAAACGAAACACGCCGAGATGATGCACAACGCTGTTCAGGCCGACAAGGACGATGAACAGGAAGCCTACATGGGCGCGATGCAGTCTGAGCAGGAAAGCCAACGTCAAGCTGATTGACGGACACTATCAGGAGTAAAACATGGACATCGTAGCCGATGCAGTTGTTGATGAAGGACAAGCAGCAAGCAACCCGACCAATCCGATCACTGACCCGCGCCCCGATCCGGTAGTTGCGGAAGAAACGCCGGTCGAGAAGCCTGCGGAAGACCCGGTCCCCAAAGGCGTACAGAAGCGCATAGACCGGGCCGTCAGGCAGAAGTACGAGGCCGAAGCCCGTGCCAAGATGCTTGAGGAGCGAGTCGCGGCAATGGAATCGCGGCAATACGCCCCCCAACAACAGCGTCCCGTCAATGACGGCGAACCCACTATTGACAAATTTGACAATTTCGATGAATATGTTGCTGCAAAGGCGGAATACATCGCCGGCAAGAAGATCGAATCAACGCTGACTGCACGTGAACAACAGCAGAGAGCGGCATACGAAGCAGCGGAGCGTTCAAAGACCGCTGACAGTTGGAACAAGCGAATGGCAGCAGCCACGGTAGAAATGCCGGATTTCGAGGAAGTTCTGGCGTCTAGCGACGTGCCAATGACTGCCCCGATGCAACAGGCGATCATGGAAAGTGATGTCGGGCCGAAGTTGGCGTACTACCTCGCCAATCACCCCGACGAAGCTGAACAGATCGCACAGATGAGTCCCATCGGGGCTATTCGCACACTCGGTCGAATCGAGGAGCGGTTGGCAAGTGCCAAACCGACAGTAAAGACAACCAACACACCGCCACCTATCAAGCCCACCGGTGCCAAAGCTGTGGTCACAAAAGACCCCGGCAAGATGTCCGATGCGGAATACGAGAAGTGGCGCAAATCAGGCCGAGCGGCCTAACATCAATTTCAAGGAGCAAGACAAGTGAGTACTACTCTACAGTTTATCGACATGGTTGCGCGTGAAGCGCAAGCCGTCGCGCACGAAAAGTGCACTTTTATCGGTACTACCGACCTGCAATACGATGACAGCTTCGGCAAGACTGGCGCGAAGATCGGTTCTACTCTCCGCGTTCGCAAACCGAACGAATATACCCGCCGCACGGGTTCCCGTGTCATGGACGTTCAAGACCAGAACGAAGCTACGCAGACCATCACTGTCGCAACTCAGGACGGTGTGGACATGCGCTTCAACTCGGCTGAACTGACCCTTGATACGGACAGTGCTTCCGACGTGGCTGCGTTCAGCAAGCGTTACATCGAACCGGCTGTTGCGGTTCTGGTGTCGGGCATCGAAAGTGACTTCCTCGCTTACGCAACCAAGGCCACCTACAATGTGGCTGGCGCTGCTGGCACCGCGATTACCTCGCTGGTAGCCCCTGGTGCCGCCCGTGCCAAGCTGAACCAGGGTCTGGCCCCGAAGGACAAGCGCAGCATCCAGATGGACTCCCCGACGATGGGTGGTCTGGTCAATGGTGTCGCGGCTTACTTCAACCCGTCGAACGCTATCTCCGAGCAGTATCGTGAGGGCATGATCGCTCGCACCGCGATGGCCGACTACTACGAGAACGAGCGTGTCTGGACGCTGACCAACTCGGACGATGTGACCGCAGATACCGATGCTGCCGCGCTGGTGACTGATGGTGGCACAACTATCGACATGCACACTCTGTTGCCGGTAGCCAAGCAAACTGTTGGTTCCGTTTTCACGATTGCTGGCGTCTATGCGTGTCACCCTGAGACTAAGGCCGCGTATCGGCACCTTCAGCAATACACCATTACCGCAATCGGTGCGACCACCACGACTGTCAGCCCTGCTTTCTACCTGACCGGTGCACGTAAGAACGTCTGCTCCTCGACGGGTGCGAACCTTGCGGTGACCGACTTCAACGCCAAGACCCTGACCTTCATCGGCGCGGCCTCGACCTCGTACGCACAATCCTTGATGTATCACAAGGAAGCGTTCCAGTTCGTGACTGCTGACCTGCCGCTGATGGACGATGCTCACAAGTGTACTCGCCGGGTCAAGGATGGTCTGTCGCTGCGTGTCTGGATGGCATCTGACATCCGCAACGATGAACTCCTGATGCGTCTGGACATCCTCTACGGCATGGCGGCGCTCCGCCCTGCTTGGGCTTGCCGTATGATCGGCGCGGCTGGTTAATCACTAGGGGTCGGGTAACACCGGCCCCGTTCAAACACTGAAAGGAAACGAAATGGCTACTACTACTTACGAACGTATTGATTATGGTTCTGCGGATGGTTCGCAGTGGGGCGGTGCTGCTTCCGACAAACTTGCCTTTTATGGCAAGGTTCCGGTTGTTCAGCGCCCCTACAGTTCCGCTGTTCATGCGACTTCCGGGTTTGTGTCGTCTGCCTCGTTTGGCCCCACGCAGTTGGCGATTGTGGTTGAGATTGCCAACACGCTGACCGGACTTGGTATTTGGGCCACCGCTTAAAGCGGTCATGGTGCGGATAGGGTAGCCCCCGAAAAGCGTGATTCAGCACGCGCCTGCCGCACCACCCTTTTTGCTGATCCTGGCTGAAGGATAAACATGAAAAAGGTTGTGTTTTGCATCCCTACGGTAACTAGACCGTACCAAGTGCTGCTGGACAGCATTGAAAAAGCTGTGCCACTGCTGGACGCGGCAGGCTATGAGCATTACATGGTGTCGGAAGTAGGTTGTCCGTACATCTCAAGCGCAAGAGCTACGATGCTTCGTAAGGCGCTCGACTTCAAAGCTGACCAGATTGTTTTCTTGGATCACGACCTGTCTTTTCCGCCCGAAGACCTGGTGAAGTTGCTGGATACAGAAGGCGACGTAATCGCGGGGACATATCGGTTTAAGCGCGACGAAGAAGAATACATGGGGGCACTGCTTCCTGACGCGGAAGGTAATCCGCAAGTCAGAGAGGATGGGTGCGTGAAAGCGCATTCCATACCGGCAGGGTTCCTAAAGATAACCCGAAATGCAGTAAATTGCTTCATCCGGCATTTCCCCGAGTTGTGCTACGGAGAGCAATGCAACCCGCACATTGACCTGTTCAACCACGGGGCGCACGGGCATGTCTGGTACGGTGAGGACTATGCGTTTTCCCGCCGATGGATCGAGCTAGGTGGAGAGATTTGGGTTATCCCAACTTTGCACCTGACGCATCACTCTCCAGATGAAGCATATCCAGGCGACTTCCATGATTGGTTGTTGCGCCAGCCGGGAGGGTCAAAAGCATGTTGAATATCCTCCACGTAGGCTGCGGTGAAGGGGTCATGCCTGATGTATTCGGCGGCCCGATCAATGAAACGAGACTCGACGCAAGTGATGAGTTTAACCCTCACATTGTTGCAGACATGACCGATCTAGGGGATGTCGGACTGTATGATGGGATATATTGCTGCCATGCCTTGGAGCATGTAGCGATCTGGCAGGTCTATGAAGTCCTGACAGGATTCAAACGCTCATTGAATCCGGGTGGATTCGTAATCGTCATTGTTCCAGACCTTGAAGGCATACTGCCTACCGGTGATGTTGTATATGAGTGCGATGGTGGGCCAATTACGGGGTTGGATATGTACTATGGTCACGCAGCATCGACCAGACTCAGCCCTTGGATGCAGCATAAGTGTGGTTTCACATCTGAAACTCTTGAGGGTGCATTGAGAAGCGCAGGATTCCCCATTGTCGAAATAAAAAGGCTACCTCTACATCATTCAGTGATGGGAGTTGGCAAACTTGAAGGAGCATTAAAATGAAATATGAACGAAGTGACGGCTCAATTTTCAGCATCACAAACCAAGCTGCGACTTCCACGACTGCGGCCTTTGCGACAACATTCACCGGGCTTTCGCTCGCCAACCCAACGGGTTCCGGTGTTAATCTGATCCTTCGTCGCTTTACTTGCGCTCAAGTCGCGGCGGGGGTCGCTGGAGCTATCGGAATTATGAAGGGCGCGGGGGCTGCGGCAGGTTCGATTGTTCCAACTTCGATGAATGTTGGCTCTGGACTGATTTCAAAAGCTGTAGGGTCTGCTGGTGCTACGATTGCCACTCCGGTTCTCGTTGCTGCCTATGGGACTATCGGTTCTCAGGCAACTACGGGGTGGGGGCAAATGCCAGGGCTTGTGGTTGAGCTTAACGGCTCGATCATCGTACCTCCCGGTTTCTTCGTTGCCTCCTACACGACAGCAGCGACTACTTCCGCCCTGATCTTTGGGTTCGTGTATGAAGAAGTGGGCATCCGATGATGAAACTCATGTTTAACGACGGCGACGGCGGGTTCCACAACTTCCAAGAGGACGAACTGGAGGAGGCCAAGAAGAACGGATGGGTGGATGGTGAGCCTGTTCGCCAGCGCATGTTGGCGATGAAGCGTGGGACACCTGTTGCAAAATCGGTCACGTCTGATACACTATCGACACTGGTTGAGCCAAGACGCTCCCCTGGACGGCCTCGCAAAGAGGTTCCATCTATACTGAATGATGGGGGCGAGTGATGCCAACCGCACAGACCATAATCGACAGATCGTTGCGCCTGATCGGTGCTATCGCATCCGGTGAGTCACCGACTACTGCTGAGTCCAACGATGGTCTGACTGCGCTGAACTCGATCATCGGGTCGTGGCTGGCGGATCGTGATTTCGGGGTTGTCACCTTAACCACGTTTTCCACGCTTGCTACTAACCAATCTCTCCCGAGCGGGTATGACCAAGCATTGGTTTATGCGCTTGCTGTAGGCATAGCGCCAGAATACGAAAAGCAGGCGTCCGAACAGATCGTAGCGGAAGCAGGGAGAGCATACGCGCTGATACGCCGCGCTGCTGCGCCTGCGACAGGCGGAACCGTTCAGACCATCATCAACCGTGCTTTGCGACTGATCGGACAGTTGGGGCCAGATGAAATCTCGACTGCGACTGAATCTTCATACGCGCTGTTTGCTTTGAACGACATGATTGCGTCGTGGCAGACTGAGAAGTTGAACGTCTATGCCTTCGTGGATACAGCTTTCACACTGGTTGCTACTAATGCGTCCTACACAGTTGGGCCAGCAGGTAACTTTGCGCTGACCCCTCGCCCGTCGAAGATTGAGAACGTCTATGTCCGGGCAAA